AGGGGGTGGGGTGGTAAGGGGTATATATCTTTATTCCCGCCCCCCGCGATATTTCGATGGGGGGGTGGTTAACCGGATTTCGGTTAACTTTGTACATATTTGGCAGAAATGTCGCATAACGTTAATTATGCGCAACGCGTATCGTGCAAATACAATGACTTAGCTGCCTGTGGATAACTTTTTGCCTTTTTTCTTCCTGTTTGCCTGTTTTTTAGGCATATCGTTGTTAACCGAAATCTGGTTAACTTCGGTCGCGCGCGCGCGTAATTTGTCACTTGTGTCTTCTGTGTGTTCTACCACATCAACGTGCTTCAACTGAGCCGCCTTGTTCACTTGCTGCAATAGGTCGAGGTAAGACCCGCCAGCCTCATGCGTCACATCAACCTGCTGCTTGTCTCCGTACACTTTCGGCAACAACCTAGCCGCAGTCCATTTGAAGTTGTCTGACACAAGCCTAGCCGCTTGCGGGTCAATCTCACCATTCAGGACGCGCCTGTTTATCTCATCCAACTGATCCGCATAAATCATACCGCGAGACGCCAGCGCGTTCATATACTTGCGCTCAAAATCCTTGTCGTTGTGTATCTTGTTCCAAGTCGTACCCCAAGCTGGCATGTCCTTGTCCTTGCACACTGACTGACCAGCTCTACCCGCTGTCACGCGAGATAGGAACTCAACCCAAACATCATCAGGCAACCTAGCTGACATCGTCGTGATCCTCATCGTCAAAATCTACAGTCAAAACGTAACTGGTATTCTCGTCGATCAGCAGCAACGCCTCATTGCAGTTGTGGCACACTATCGACTGCATACCCTCCCAAACCTTACCGCGCGTATCCTTGAGGCAGTAGTCGCACGTCACGCCCTCTTTGTCGAAGAACCAGACCCAGTGACGCTTGAACTCTAGCACCTCACCCATCTGTATCCACCAGCTCGCCCGCACAGGCGAGATAACCACAACCGTCAACGTAGTTGTCCTGATGATACGGATTGCTCTTGAGACGCGCCATTTTCAACAGCGTCATCATTATACCCACGTCAATAGGCGTGACCTTATGATCCAAATGCTCAGACCAATACGCCGCAATCGTTTTGAAGTTGTCCTCCATATTGCCGTGATCCTGCGCCCGATCCTTTGTCACATATTCCTTTGCTGTATCCAGCACCTCAGCTCGTTTCACTTTCGTCACCTTTCACGTCAACTACCTTCAAGTTACATACCAAGCACTCGTATCGTGCCTTGGTTAAATCCTCGCCCTTATATGTCATAAGCGAATAGCAGCGCGGGCAACGCTGCTTTGACAGTTTTAGCTGCCAGCTACCATCCCCTTGCATTATCATTGTCCTTACCCTCCCTAAACGGCACCTCAACGCTCGCTATAGGCTCGTAGCCCCGCATTAGCTCTTTCGGCCATATATCTACCCTGACGCCATTACCGACGCGCTGGACGTTGACTGTGAGGTTTCTAACGTCAATCCAAGTTGATGTGCCGAGAAGCATATATTCCCGATCCTTTAGGATGTCTTCGCGCTCATTGTCGTCCACACGCCCCTCCATCAAAACGGTATCTCGTCATCTAGGTTAGCCGGAACCGCCTTAACGCTCTCAACCTCGGCACCAGCAAACGCGTTCTTTATAGCATCCACCACAGGCGCCTCTTTGTTCAACCCCTCAATGATACGCCCTATCTCGTCAACAGAATACACGACCATCTCACGATTGTCGCGTTTTACCTTACCCGCCTCATACCCTGTCGCCGTAATAGCTATCACGCGGCCATTCGGCATCCTGCCCTCAATGTAGTCACCGTTAAGCGGCTTCGCGCCAGCAGCTATGGCGGCAGCTTCTAACGCCGCCACACCACGCAACGTCACATCGACCTCATGCTCGATTGACGGATCGCATTTATCTATCGCCGCATTGAGCCGATCCATTTGCTGCTCAAACCGATCACGCAGGTCGCCGCCAACCAACCACACCAGACGGTCGACACCCCATCGCCCCTCAACCTCCGACACGACATCATCATACCTATGCAACGCGTCCTGCATCCGACGCATTGCTGGCTGAGTAGGCTGATAGTAAACCTTGCTAGGTTTTGGCCTCTGCCTCGTTGTCTTTTTAGTCGCCATTATCTTACCCCTTTTCCTGTCTGTCCGTCCGTCCGGATAGTGTCCGTCCGGTTCCCTAAGGGAAACCGGACAGGACGGACACGTCCGCAAAACACCGGACATGTCCGGCGGACACCGGACATTTCTTGATAACTATTTGTTTTCATTGATTACCCAAGCCGTATGTTTGTCCGAACCCACAATTCTGGCCTCAATTAGCGAATGACGTGCCTCTTGCGCCCTTCTGCGGTCTAAATCCGGACATTTTGCCCTATGTTCTTCGCTCCAAATTGTCATCGCAACGCGGTCAATTGAGCGATCTATCATCGCATTTCTGAGCGCCTCAAGGGCGAGCTGTTGGTTAGGCGTCAGCCCCTTTGTCCGCTTCTTCTTAGGCACGGCATCACCATCGACACGCTCAAGCACGACGGACGTGCCGGATATCATAGCCACCTCGGTCATACGAAACGCCTGATCGTCTACTGGAGTTGCGTCCTTCTGTTTCTCCACACGGATCGTCACATATTCCTCATCCTTTGTGACGACCAACGACGTATCAACGGCTCCTAGCAGGGCTGACGACCCGCGCATGCCGTTTGCTACATTCTTGCCTGAATGGTGAACACCGACAAACGCACACTTGCAATGTGACTTAATGCTGTCGGCGGCAGCCACCCACAAGCCCATTTCTTGGCTGCTGTTCTCATCTGCGCCTACTAACGACCTCGCTACTGTGTCACAAAAGGCAATAGACCAGCCCGACCCAGCCTTATCAATAGACCGCATCAGCTTCTCGACTTCCGACTGATCCCTGAAGTTCACCGCGATTGGCAGGACGTGCAAGTTGTCGTTAGTGCGTATGCCCTTATACTGCTCCCACGCTGACAGCCTTTTCCCGATACCGGCTAATCCCTCGCCAACGATATACAAGACCTTGCCCATTTTTGTCGGCATACCCTGCCACTCAACGCCGTTTGCGATAGACAGCGCCATATCCAGCGCGATAAACGACTTACCAGCCCCCGGTGCGCCGTAAAGCACGGTCAAACCATTCTCGGTTATGATTCCGTCGTCACCCTCACCGATAGCCCACTCAATCGGCGGCATATTACGGATGTAGTCAGCGCCGACAAATTCAAAGTAGTCTAAACCGTCATTATTATCGTTGTTATAATCCTCCGCATCAGCCTCTACCGCGGGAGCCTCAGTCACCGTAGGCGCAGCCTTAACCGCTGCCGTCAAATCCTCCATCCCCTTGCCGCTGTCCAGCCAGTCAACGACATCGCCCTTGACCGGTAGTCCGTCCAGCTCCACCCGCTTTATGCGGCCAGCAACGCCAAACAGATTGCCGATCACGATATCCGCATGTTCACGGCCTGCGTCATCATTATCAGCAAGCACCACGACATTGCGTCCGGCGAAATACTGATTAAGCACCGGCTGCCACTTCTTTGCCCCGCCGTGAGAGGTCGTGGCGACCAGCCCCAGCTTAGTAAGCCGCTGCGCCGCCTTCTCGCCTTCCACGATAAACACAGGCGCGTCTGGGTTGGTTATCATATGATGCAGATTATACGGTAGCGCCTCAACGCCATCCATATTGAACAACCAACCGCCCTTGCCGTCTGGCCGGCACTGCCTGAACGTCTTAGGCTCAAACCGCCTGACCTGATAACGCACCTCGCCCTGATCGTCGATATAATCGTAGACCGCTGACATAAACCGCGCTGGCTGTAGCGACTGCTGCGCCTGACGCTGTATGCCGAATTTTCTTTCTAAAATCTCGGGGATGTTACTGGCGATTGTGGCGCCCTCGTTCATCCGAACCAAGTCCACGCAGCCACCGCCCTCGTTGGTCTCAAAGTCAAACCAAGTGCCTTTGCCGAGATGCACCTCGCGCGATCCACGATTGCCAAACCGCAGCGTCCGGCCTTTTTGCGACAGCTTCATATTAGGTTCACCCCAATAGTGCCGCGCTATTTGCTCAATGTGAGCCGATATATTTGTCATTCTATGCACTCCCCCTCATCCTTTTGGCAAAAGTAGCCTTCCTCATCAAAGACCCAGTCTTGTTGCCTTTGAGCAAAATCCACAAACTCAGCCAAATCCCTGCCCTTACGAAATGTTGATCCAACCTCTTTTTCCATACGCACCCACCAGTCAACTCTATCTGGATGCTGCTTCGCCATTGACGCCAAAATCGACTCGCTTTTTAAAAAGCAAAAGTCGCAATTACCTTTTGGTGTTTTGTTGTCGGCGTTACCAAGCCGTAAATCAAAATTCTGCTTGCGCCAAAACTCACCAATGTCTTTTTTGCTCACGCCAGCATCTAATAATGGATACCAATAAGACCAACGATCCTTGCTGTCTGTTTTTGCTCTATGATGCTCATCTGCCCTTATGCCAACAGCGGCTGACCAGTTCTTCCAGCCAAGCTCATTAACCAAATACCTTTTCATTGGTAAAATTTTTAACTCTGTGGTGCAGAACCTAGCGGCAATGTTTGGTAGGTATTTCTTTGCTTTAATAAGTGTTTCAAATGGCTTACCTGTTTTGTTAGCGCCCCGATAATCTGTGACGCGATATCCAGCTTTTCCGTCAGGCCTATCGTACTCAATCCAAACGATTGGCACCCCCCATTTTTCTTCGCACTCATGCACAAAATCTAATGTCTCCGGCATCTCCCTGCCGGTATTAGCAAACATAACTTGGCAACGATCTGGCAAATCACCATTCGCTTGCAATATTTGATGCAGCATATAGGCGCTCGTTCTGCCGCCACTGAAGCTGATTTGCACGTTGCCCTGCGGCAACTTGTAATTGCTCATAACTAAAACCCTTTCCTGCCCCTTTGTCCCTTTAGAAAAGCGGCCACGGCGACTAGGGAAAGGGAGGGAAACCCTAACCGCCGTGACCTACTGCGCTAGAACAGGTCGCTGCCCGCTGGCGGAGCCGCCGAGGTGGCAACGGCTGCCATAGCAGGCGCTGACACTGTCGGCGCAGGTTCTTGTGGCGCTGCCGCGCCATCTAGGGTGGCCGGACGGTCAACCCAACCGCTGATGACCATCACCGGCTTCTTGAAGGTCAGCTCGCCGTTTGGCGTGTTAACCTTGTAACGCTCTGAGCCGGTGAACTCTACCACCGGCACCTTACCCGCATTGTCGGCCTTTTGAGCCTCATACGCGTTGTGCAAGTCATTGAACGGTACGGTAACGGTCTTTGCGCCGCTGCTGAACTCACGCAGCCCCAGCTCCTTGTTGCAGAGCTTGACCTGAAATCCCTGATTGTGGTCAGGGCTTGGACGCGCTGGCATTGGCTCACCAATGTTGACTAAGTGAAAGTCTGGCGCGCCACCAACAAAGCCGAGCCAGCCGACCTTGATGTTTTCTAAATCCATCGCAACCCTGACCGGATACTCTAGCTCGGCCTCATCCTTTACCCAAGTGCCGCCTTCATCCTGATGCCGGTCAACCTTAATGATGTAACCACCGCGTGTCTCATACTTCAAAATCGGCACGATTGCTGAACCGTCACCGCTATTCTCATTCACAAAACCTAAAGCCATTTTACGTTGCCTTTTCCGATTTCAGCTTTCAAAATTGGCTCACAACCGCGAACCCACTAATCGGGTAATAGGCGCAAACGTCACGATCCGCCGGATCGCCTCGGTCTGACCTTCCACCCATCTTGACCTCGAACTCACTGGCAAAATTTATTCGCACCAATGCGTCGCGGTAAAGAACGATAAGATACGACGGCAATCCGGTGCAAGCGGAAATGTCGTGCGCCCTTATAACCTTGTGCAGGTTAATCATTGCCGTAGGGTACTTATTCATTTCAAATGTGCGTGCCTTTATCTCGGCAAACGCCACAATCTTTTCTTCAAAATCGTCGGTGATGGCTACGTCTAGGCCAAAGCTCATTGGCAGCTTGTCGAGGCTGTAACCCTTTTCCGCCAGCAAGTCAGCCACCCGCTGCTCGTTGTTGCGGTCGAACTGTGTCTCATATATTGGCCTAGCCATTGTGCGCCTCCTTAATAGCCCACAATATCCGCGCCGCCACCTGAGGCACAATGCTATTCCCTAACTGCCTAAGTCGGTGTACCCGACCGGGTATCCCATTAGCCACTCGACCCACTGCGGGTTCAGGCTCCCACCAACGGCATTGGGCAAAGTATCCTTGGGATTGCCCTTGCGCTCTTGCCTGCCCTTGCCCGACATCCCCTTGTAATCCCTCGCCGCTGGCGTCGGGTACATCTTTATCTGATCCGCTAGGTTCGCCCCAAACACTAAATTGGGATTTGTCTTGCTGATCCTTTGACCCTTCTCGTTCAGTGTCCTGCCGGATGTCACGTCTGACGTCCTCGGCGTTGCCCACAGTTTCGGCTCTTGCGCCTCTTGCCACTTCCTGACCGTCTCTGGGTCTACCTGCTCGCGCAAATTGCTCGGTAGCGCTCTGCCCTTCCGATGACCTTCCGCCATCTTCTTGAGGCTCTCCTCCGACCTCTGCGGCAGATGATCCATTGAGTTCGGAGTAGCCCACAATCCAGCATCTGTCTCTGCGGTGGTAGGCATCTGCGGAGACAGCCGGAATAACAAAGCACCTTGCTTGGTATCCTTCGGCTTCCAAGTCAGATAGCACCTCGTCGAGGCCCATAGAGATGTGTCCAGCAACATTTTCTCCAATAACCCAAGTCGGCCTGACAGCTTGGATAATTCTAAGCATTTCCGGCCAGAGGTGTCGGTCATCTTTATCGCCTCTGCGCTTCCCGGCAGCCGAGAAGGGCTGGCAGGGGTATCCCCCGACAACGATGTCAACCAATCCTCTAAATCTATCTGCGTCATTCGCTAACTCCCTAACGTCATCAATTATCTCTGTGTCAGGCCAATGCTTACGCAAGACCTTCTGCGCGTGTTTATCATACTCACAAAACGCGACTGTCTCATAGCCACCGACCAGCTTTTCGCCAGCGTAACTAAAGCCGCCAATGCCGCTGAATAGATCGAGCATCCTAAGCATAGTCTACCCCCTCGCCATCAGGTCACGGCACACCATAATGAAGTCAGGCCAAGACAGCGTCGCCGTGTAGCGCCAATCGTACGCCTCAGCCACATCCTGAGCCAGTGGCCGCCCTAACCGCGCCAGTGCCTCAATAGGTATCCGCACATTAATGTCCTGCCGGTCTAGCTTCCAGATCAGGCACGGCAGGCAGTCGTTAGGATTGCCGTCTGACGTGCGGGCGGCGGTCACTATCTGATCCCACCAAGAAGATGACACGGCATTTTTATATCTTTTCAGTTCCAATAAAACCGGAAACGATGCGTCTGACGCCGTCAGGTCTGCCAGATTTTTCATCTGGTATTGCTCAAGGTTGCGCTTAAACTTTATGCCCAACTCATCGAACAACATGCCCGCGATCTGTCGCTCAAACGCTGCACCCTTGGCGCGACCACCTCCGGCACGCATCAGACCCGCCCCGCCTGACGATCCATCTCAAACTGCATGTTGCGTTGCCGCGCATTTGCCTCAAGCTGTCTGACCAACAGCTCATCGGCAAGAGACGACTGTGACCTATGAGCCGATAACTCTAGCTCGGCCTTTAGCATTTCTATGGTCGAGGCTCTTAGCCTCAACAAAACTGGTTTAATCTCTGACATTTATATCACCCTAAAAATATGTTGCTATCGCTATTGACATATATTGATAGCAAGTCCATATTCATAAGGTAAGAGGGACAAAACAGGGAAATCAAGGGAGATTACCAAATGACTAAAATTGATTGGAACCGCCAAGACCAGTACACCGACGCAGAGTTTGACGCAATCGAGCGTAATGTTGATGGCGACATTTGCGAAGACCTTGACGTGCATCTTCTTTGGATGACCAAGGCGCAGCGTGACCGGCTTACTGGTGATGATCAGTATCGCGCCGATTTGGCTGATGAAGAAATGCGCTGCTTGCACGCAGAGGCAGCAATCGAATTTGGCGCGGCTTAACGGCCCCGCCCGAAAGGGAGATCAGCATGAAACAGATCAGATCAGATCGCGTCAAACTCTGGTATGTCGTGAGCCGTCCGTTCACTGCACCAGTTGTGACTGGCCCGATCTTCGACAGGTACGATGCAATCGCGTTGGCTTGTAAACGCACCGGCCACAAGAGCCTCATCACGCACATCTCGCGTGGTGAGAGTTGGGTTGGCGGTGAGATCGTGTGTAGCGCGTACCGCCTACACATTAACGGCTGGACGGCGTTGGCGCCTAAGACGCCTGACGCGCGTTTAAAGACACCATCAAAATATGGGAGATCGACATGAAGATCACACGATTGAAGAGAGGCTATCGCATCAATATGTCGGACATAGAGTTTGAGTTATATGTGCGTCTAATTGATGCTGGATCAGCAGATATGCAAGACCCAAATTTAAATGATCCGATTGAAAGATATTATGATCGGATTAACGGCACAGAGAAAATCAGTAGCTGGTTTCAAATCGCTGACGACAGGAGAGGGTAATGATTAAAGACACAATCGGTATGCTGTTTGTGACAGCATTTGTAATCACGTTTTTTACTAACGCCATAACAGACTGGAACTTCTGGTATTTGATGGCTCGCTTTGGGGGTGCAAACTGATGGAGATTGTTACACGCCAAGAGGCGATCAAACAGGGGCTAAAAAAGTTTTTTACTGGCGAGCCTTGCTGCAACGGTCACGTTTGCGAGCGTTATTGTAGCAACGGATTATGTTTTGAGTGCAGGAGAGTTGTCGGCGCAAAACATTCTGAGAAGAGGCGCCAAAAAGAAAACAGGCACCCCCTTCAACATAGAATTTTATCTTTTATAAACGCTTACAAAAAATGCGATCATCAGCCCACTTGGGATCAGGCATTACGCGCCGTTGAAAACAGGTTTTCCGCTGATCGCGCTGGATTTAGCGTTTACGATCCAGAATACCCTTGCACACACGGTCACACATCTAATAGGCGGGTGAAAGAAGGTATGTGCGTCAAATGCCAAAACGATGCAGGTCTTGCAAGGATAAGGGAAAAGCGGAAAAACCCAGAATATAAAAAGGCCGACAACGATAGGGCTTTGCGCTATTACCACAACAATAAAAAAGTTATTGCCAAGAAGCGCAAAAAAGATTGGCGCTCTGGGAAGATAAGGGACAGGCAGTATGAATATTATAAAAAAAATAAATCAAAATATTGTGCGCTTACTGTTCACTATCAAATGAAAAAAAAGATGCACACTCTGTCTTGTGTGTCGTCAAGGGAGTTTATTTCTTTCTACAAAAAGCGAGATGCTCTTACAGATAAGACAGGCATCCCGCATGAGGTTGACCACTACTATCCGCTGCAAGGCGAAAGCATTTGTGGCCTTCATGTGCCGTGGAATTTGCAAATTATACCGGCCTCAGAAAACAGGCAAAAGCATAACAGTATGCCTGAAGATTTTTATGGGGCTAATCACACACCACCAATTTGGGAGACTAACTAATGGATTTTTCTAAACACCTTAAAATCATCAAGGATATGGATGAAAAAATTATGAACGGTGAGCGTTTGAGTGATGACTTAATTCAAACGCTGACTGCGTTGCGTGACGCGGTGGCTCAGTCTGAGGCGCATAGCCGGAAGATGGCTGACCGCGTCAACGCAATAAAAATGCAGGCTGACACTTGGCGGTGGGCTAAGAACAAGCTGTCTGAACATCTGGAGACACAAAAAAGCGTTCTCGAATTAGTTTCGAGCAATTACAAGCAAGACATGAGGATTGCCAACCGCCGCATTGGAATCTGGAGATCAAAAGTTCAACGCATGAAAGCAAAGGGAGCAAAATAATGCCATTAATTATCAAACCAGCATCGTATAATCTTTACGTCATCGAAGGTGTCGAAGACGACGTGCCGTTTACCATCTGGAAAAACGCGAAGACCAACAGGTGGACACATCCTTTGGCAAACAAGCGTGGTCGGGGCGCGTCTTTCAAGACAGTCAAAGAGGCGCAAAACCACGCCTTTGATTGCATAAAAAAGCGCGGCATGATTAAACCTGACGGAGCCGCAAAGAGGCATGACGGCGTGATAGCCCTCACAGAGGCTCAGGGCAACCTGTTCAAGTTCATTAAGGGCAAGAAGGTTTGGCCGCTTAACTTTTTAACTCGTCGCTTTCGCGGCGGAGAGGATCACATCCGGCAGCAAATCGGTCAAATCAACAAGCATTACCACGTCCACAAACACACTTGTGGATATCGCGTAATGACAGAAAATGAAGTGAGGAGATCAACCAATGGTAGGTAAAAAAACACCCGACGACATCATAACCGCTTCGGTCATTCCGGTAATTATGAATATGTCGCCGTACAAAACCCCAAACGATCAGCTTGCCAAGGCGCTGGCCTCAATCGAAGGCAAGCCTGACCCTGACCCATTCAACGGCAACGAAGCCTGTGATTGGGGTGATCGTTCCGAAAGCATGATCCTGACTGAGGCCGCTGAACGGCTCAACCTGACTGACCTGAAGCTTGAACACGACGCCATCTTCCACGACACGCTACCGTTTGCCGTGTCGCTTGACGGCACGGCTGATGGTGGGCTGGGGCATGAAGTCACGACCGATCCGTCGAAGGGCATCTACTGCGTTGACGGCCCTGTCTGGGTTGACGGCGTGGGCGTCTTGGAGAGTAAGCTGACCAGCGCCAAGCCAGAAGACCGGCCAGCGCCTCACAGGGGGCCGCTGCAACTCCAAGGGCAATTGATGGCTACCAAGTTAACGTGGGGCGCTGTGTGCGTCTTGTACGGCGGTGTGGAGCTACGCGTCTTCTTGTACCAAGCCAACGCGGCCACACAGTCGCGCATCACGGATGAGATCGAGGAGTTTGAGCGACGCAAGTTTGACGTTGACTGGTATCCGATCCAGTCCAGCTCTGACGGCAATACCGCCTACCCGCGTGTCGATGACGGCGCGCCGCCGATCACGTTAGAGGGCGAAGACAACGACTGGCTGGCTCAGTTAGTCAACGCCAAGGATGCCAAGCGAGCCGCTGAGGGCGACATTGACGAAGCTGAGGCTATGCTGAAAGAGCGTATGGGAAGCCACGATGAGGCGGTCGGGGTAGTCGGCAATCGCTCTTACTATGTCAAATGGCCAATGCGTAACTTCAAGGCACAGCCGGCAAAGACGACACCGGCCAAGCCTGCACGGATTGCGCGCCAAGGCACGTTAACCATTAAGGAGGCGCGTGATGATTGACGTGCCGCTTACAAAGAAGCAGGCGGAACTGCGGATTCTGATTGACCGCATGACCCGCCGGTACGGCTACACGCCGACCATCAATGAGCTGTCGCAAAAGACCGGCAAGAGCTTTAGCCAAGTACACCGGCTAATGACCGGCCTAGTCGAGCGTGGCGCGGCTGAGAAGGTGGCCGGCAGAGCCAGAGCGTTTAAACTATTATAGGAGGTAAACATGCAGACAGAACACCTTAAACCCAACGACCTAGTCAGCGTGACTGGCCCAAAGGGCAGGCTGGTGACAGCCCTAGTCAGGCGGGTCGAGCGCATTGACGATGAAAGCTACAATGTGGTTTTTGAGGATATGCAGACCGCCGACAGGTTTGACTATCAATATTTATACAAGTGAGGTGAGGGGGCGAAAGCCCCCTTATTTTTTGCCAAAAAATTTAGCCGCAGAACGCGTCGCAAAGCTGGCTGAGACAATCACGCCAAGAGTGTACTGGTAATATTCCGGCATAGCCTCAAGAGCCGCAAAGCCCTCAGACACTATCTGCCTGCCCCAATCGCCGCAGAACGCTAGGATCAATGGAATACTAAACAAAATGGTAAGCCACTCATCCTTCCAGCTTGCGGCGCTTGCGTCGGCCATCTTCAAGTCCCAGTCGATCTCGCCAGTAGCCTTTTTTTCCATTATGGTGGCCTCTGCCTTGGCCTTGGCTACCTTTGCGCCTGTCTCGGCCTTAGCGGTCTCCACGCGGCCTTCTAGCCACGTTCCTGCGAGGCTGGAGATTGGGCCTAATAATGCTTGTATCATTTACTTACCCTCGTGTGACATCCAGACGGCAAAGGCACCAGTGGCCGCGCCGACTATGGTGCTTACAAATGCTGTTTGCTGCGTGGTGGCAGCAGTACCCAAACCCATAAACCAGTCGCATACGTTCCAAGCCATTACCGTAAACACTAGCATCATCAATCGCGGGATGACCTTGTATTCGACTAGCTTCTTACTCATCAGCCAGCGCCCTAAATCTTGCGGTTAAACGCTTGGCGCGATTTGGCACCTGATCGAACCAGCGGCTGTCCTCAGCCTCGGCGGCCACAGTCAGCCACGCCTTCGGGTCTTCCATAGCCTCAGCTACTGCTGCCCATTTTTTCTTGAACTTGGAGTGGCGCGGGTAACCGAGGTTAAACGTCATATTGCACAACGCCAATGCGCCGTCAGGATAGCGTAGGTCAAGCTCGTTAAAGTCGACGCCGACGTTGTCACACAACCGGCGGCAGTCCTCAATTGTGACGGCAATGTCCAGATTAAACGCCTTACGCACGCGGTCTTCTGACACCTCAGTGCCGACCGGCAGGCCGTATTCTGGGTCATGTTCTTTAATTAAATGGCCAATTCCGAAAGTTGGTAGATGGAGATGATCTAAGTATATCTCGAACTTGCAGCCCTCATCTTCGGCCAGCTCCTCTCGGAGTGCGTCTTTATTCATCGCCGCGTCTCCAAAACGTGATCGACCGCCTTATCCCAGCTATCAGTTTCCGCAGCTTCAGTGAAGCGCGACGCTGGCAGGCGCATACTATATTGCCGTATGCTCGTAACCGGCATGAACAAGACCCTTCTTGAATTGGGGGAAACAAGGCAGAGAACATCGTAATCATCCTTTGTCGGCAAATGCTTTGCTTTGCAGCCGTGACCAAGCTGGAAATGGTGACGCGGAGATCGACCATCTTTATCGCACAATAAACTCGCAGTCTTTGCCTGCACTCGAAGAAACTCTTGCCCATTCCACGCCACCATATCTACCCGGTCTTGCTGTGCCATCGAGACGCGCCACCCTTGTGCAAGGATAGCGGCGGCAG